ATGGTGTTATAGGTCCTAAGAATCTTGCTGCTGTTAATTGACCACTGGCATCTCTTAATGCAATTTGGTTAGCGGTACCAGCTGTAGCTGCAGTAATTGTGGCTGAGTTTGCTTGGCTAGTAAAAGTCGCAGCATTACCATTAATTGAACCGCTAATAGTTGAACTAAATGTTTTAGTTCCTGCAATTGTTTGGTTACCAGTTAAATTAACAGGATTAGTTGAATACCTGGTATCAAGATTAACTGAACCAATTGCAGTAATATGACCAAATGTATCAAGAGTAATATCTTGTATTACAGTTCCATTGGAATTATTAATTGAAGCTTGGCTAGAAGTATCATCATGATTAATTGTAATTGTATCGCCTGATCTTGCAGATGCCAATCCAGATCCACCCGATATAGTAAGCGTATCATTATTACTATTTGCTGTTGCAGTGCCACCTGAGTCAGCAGCAATATTTTTGAATATCATTTCATTAGGTGCTAACCTATCATGAGTAAATGTAAAGTTAATATTACTACCGCTTAAACCGCCACTTGCTGTAATTCCAGTACCACCAATAAGATTTAAATCTCTTGAACCATTTAAAGCAATAGGTGTTCCACTATTAATTTTAACTTCTGGTACAATAATACTATTAACATCATCTAATATACGAACACCGTCTGCTTGCCATTCTCCTGCACCACCGTTAGCTGCAAAGTTATATACAAATGAATGTGAACCAGTTACATTGGATGCGTTATTTGCATGAGTACCTACGCCAGTAAATGATCTTGTTTCAATACCGAATCCACCAGTAGTTGGCTCAGTACTTGAAGTACCGGTAAGTATTAATGTATCTTCAACTTCTAGTGTTGATGTATTTAATATTGTATTCGTACCATTAACAGTTAAGTCACCAGTAATTGTCATATTACCTGGAATAGAAACTGTATCACTAGATGCGTTACCTAGTGTAGTATTACCATTAACATTTAAATTTCCATGAGTAACTAGATTACCAGATATATCTGCATTACCATTAATATCTAAAGACCCAGCTTCCATTTCACCAGAAATGGCTACGCTAGAAGGTAAGCTTAATGTGACTGCAGATGTTTCTGAACCAGATCCAGAAACAGTTATTTGATTTGATGTTCCGGCTATTGTTGAAATATAATTGCCAGTTGTATCTGTTCCTAAAGCTACTGAGTTAGGCTGTACAGTTAAAGCAACACTTAAATTGCCTAAATTAGTTATTGTTCCGGAACCCGTAACATCTCCAGTAAATGTAAGTGTGGGATCAGCTACGTTAAAGTCAAAGTTTTGATTTGTTGAATCCCATGTAACCGCAATACCAGATTCTGTATTATTTGCTATTAAATCTTGTGCATTATAGAATGTAACTATATCGGCAGTATTATCTGCTCCACTTGTAGTCATTCCTCTTAATTGCCATGCTCTATCTGGCTTACTAGCTACTAAGCCTTCATTCCATATTAGTCTTACATCATGAGTAGCAGCTCCGCCACTAATTGCAGTTCTATCAACCTGCAATCCTTGTAAAGCAACATTAGATCCAGAAGCGGATGTAGCATTTAAGTTAACAAAGGCTGATCCAAAGTTGGCTACACCACCAGCTGCTGAAAACAATGCTGTGGTATTTGAAAAGTCTACTGAATCACCAGTAAAGGTTATAGAACCAGTAACATTTTGATTAACATTAGCCGCTAAATTTTTATTTAAGTGATTAGTATCTAGTGTATTAATTTCACCATGTAGTTCGTTAATAGCACCAGACAATGTGGTCGCTGATGTTCCTAAAGCAGCGGCACCTTGTTTTAGATCCAATTCGTTAATTGCTAAAGTAAGGTTTGTAGCTGAAGTTGTTAGGTTACCAACAGTACCTATATCAGTTTCATGCTCATTAATTGCTGCTACTACATCGTTAGCTGCAGTATTTAAAGTATAGTTTGAGCCACTTCCTCTAAGAGCTGTTTCTATTTCATTAATACCAGCAACTATATTTGTAGCTGTAGTACCTAATGTATAATTACTGCCACCACCACGTAATGCTGTTTCTATTTCATTAACAGCTCCAACAAGATCATTAGAGTCAGTACCTATAGTATAATTACCAGTAGTTCCTCTTACTGCAGTTTCTAATTCATTAACAGCTCCTACTAATCCATGAGCAGTATTTGTAGTTCCTAAGGTATAGTTTGCAAGTGTACCTCTTACTGCACCTTCTAGTTCATTAATACCATCTCTAAAGTTTTGAGCAGCTGTACCTAAGTTATAATTTGCATTTGCTCCTCTTGAGGCATCTTCTATTTCATTAATAGCATTTACTATATCAGATTTATTAGTAGTACCAAGATTAGTAATAGTACCTACATCATCTTGTACTTCTGTAATAGAGTCGACTAGATTTTGTGCATCAATTGTAATTGCATCGCCTGATCCTGGTGCCGTATGGAATTCAACAACAGTACCAATGGCTGTATCTTTAGCTGTTGTACTTGATAAATTAGCTGCTAATAGTCTATTAGATGCATCGCCATGTGGTATACCAGCATTTTGTGATGTACTAAAAGTACCGGTGTGTGATTTAAATCTTAAGTGAGTGGTGCTAGCTTCTAACAAAGTACCAGAAAATCCACCGGATTGTGTTACAACTGCGCCTTCAGTAAATGAGGCTGGTATACTTGGAGATCCAGTTAATGCAACTTCCAATGAATAGTTAAGTATATGATAACCAGCTTGAGAACCGTCTGCTACAGATTGTACTTGTGTATTACCGTCAACTTGAACTTTAGCATAACCTGTATTATAACTTTCAGAAATAAGTCTTACAAGATTAGCATTACCAATTGTATTTGACGCATATTTAAGATCAGCACTTGCGTTAAAAGTACCGGTAATATTTCTAAGTACTATTCTATTTGCACTAATATAATTAATAGTACCCGTAAAAGTTTCTGATCCAACAGATCCTTGGAATACAACTACATCTGCTGCGAAGCCAGTTAAACTAGGAGATCCAGTAAGAATAATTTGTGCGATTGCATCAATGGGATTCTCAGGTTGTAACTCGATTCTTAATGTTTTAGAACCTGTATCAGTACCAAATCCAAATCTTGTAGTAGCTCCATCTCCGGTAAAAGTAAATATTTTATCGGTTAATCTGGAATCAAGTAAATTTATATCACCAACATGGTGTGATACAGTATTAGTTGCTACTCTCCATTGTTCAAGAGTATTACTTTTTTGTACTTTTGTTTCGTTATTTGCAGCCATTATTTATCTACCAATTTTTTAACTAATTTAGTAAGATCAGCAATCTGCATTTTCATATCTTCGATATCAGCCGACTGCTGTTCATCTAATTTTCTTTTGTTTATTTGAGCTAATCTTGCTTCGTAAGCACCGTTATTAGTATTTATAACAGCTCCACTACTTAAATCTTTTAATAAATCCGGATTATCTTCAACTTTTAATGTTTTCTTTCTTGCCATATTATGTTGCCGCCACTGCTCTAAAGTCTTTTATTGTTGGAACATTAGAAGTATTAGTAGACCTTAATACGATCTTAAATGCAAAGGATCCAAACTTACCAATTGCAGGATCTATTGTATAATGTACTTCGTTATATGCTCCAGAGTCATTTGTTACTATTGCTGTATCGGGTGGTGCTGCAGTCCATATTAAACTATCAAAGTCACTATCATCACCAGCAGCTAATACTTTAAAGTATAAGTCTATATTAGCACCTGCTGGTTTATTAGCATTTAAGAATACATCTAAAACATCAGCCTCATTATTCAAATCAACTCTCTTGGTAATATATCTATTTAAGTTTGATATACCTTGAGCAGCTGTATCTGCTACGTATGTTTGTCCATTTGCAGCATCATTATATTGCGCTGAATTTGTAGTTGCATCGTTTAATCTATTACCAACTACTGTAAGCGAACATCTGTTCATATCGATAACAGGCGATAAGGTTGAACTACCACTTAATGTTGCAGTAACCACAGCTGATTTATTACCAGCACTTGAGTCTGTTGTATAATTAGTTTCATTAATTGTTGATGCAATAGTTAATGGTGATGTAAACTCATTATTAGAGTTAGCTAATATTCCACCAATTGGTGTTTTAACATATGCACTTTCTGCGCCATCAATTGATTTACCTGATTGTGCTTCAAGACTAAATCCAACAGATGTTCCAGGAACTTCTAATGTCTGTACTTGTGGAACTAAAATATTATACTGTCTATTTTCTGTAGCAGTAATACCTGATCCACCACCATCAATACCTATTGCAGTAGCCGCTACTCCATTAATTTGTATTGCATAAGAATCTGTTTCAATTGAAGCACTTATAACATCATGTGTAGTATTCATTTGTGCTGCAGTAATACCATTTACTGTACCACTTTGATCATCAATAGTTACTTTATTATTTGCTCCGTACATTCCGTGATTTGGATGAGTAACTCTAATAACGCTATTAGTACTATTTGAAACATATCTAAATGGATTATTCTTTAACGCTCTTACCGGCACATTATCATTAGTCATGGTAAGTGTAGCAGTTGTCGATGTAAAGTTAGCTCTAAATAAAGTAAACTTCAAATCCTTAGTTTGTTCAGGAGTCCATGTTGATGCGTTTTGCGATGTAAAGAATACTCCGTTATAAGGCTGCTTAGTAACCCTATTGGCTGTATTCTGTAAATCAAATCCACCAGTTTCTGCGATAAATACTTTGTACTCATCAGACTGTGATATAAGAACGATTGCGTATTCTTGATCTTGTCCTAAATAAACTGGATAGTCAAACGTTACTGTTGTACCGACTGAACCATCAGTTGAAGTTGTAATAGAACCAGGATATATGTTAACATCTGTACCAGGAACAATTTGTTGTGTAGGTATACCATTTTCTACAGAACGTATAGAAACATTTAATGGAATACTAGTATCTTTTGCCTGTACAAAAAGATCTAGCTTCGTGGCAAATATACCACCAACCTGATCAATAATAAATGTTTGTGCTAATGGATCTACCCATCTTACTGGAGTTGTAAATCTTGTAATAGCTGTTTCTTGTACAACTCTATCAGCAGTTAATTCACTAGTTACAAACTTAGGAACCTTTGTAGATATAATAACGTTTTCTTTTACTTCAAGCAAACCCTGTGCATGGTATAATGCTTCAGCAAATGTTATTTCAGCTGTTCTATCGTTTGTGCTAGAGTCCGTTAATCTAAACTCTCTTGTACCAGTTTTAAACTTAAGTAAGTTATTACGTGGTATAATAAATGAACCTTCTACTCTACCAGATGCATCTGTAATTAGGTCACTATTTGATGGGTGTGATGTTACTCCACTATAACCCTGTACTGATGTTTGATCAGAAAATTCACTATATGATTCTTCTGCACAATAATCAGTTACGTTTGAACCATTAAAGAATGCGAATACTTTTGTATTTGGTTTCATAAGTTCAGCTTTAAACATAATCTTTCTTGAACGTATGAATGGTATAAAGTTAGTCTCTACAACTCTTGAACCTAATTCTTTTAATTGAGTATCTGGTACGACTGTTGTTCTTAAACCAGTCCTTGCCTGATTTGAAGTAGTGGTTGTAGCAATAGTAGTTGTTTCACCGCCAGTTCTTCGACCACGTCTAAACCAACGACCACCTCCGGCTCCGCCGCCGCCTCCGCGGCCGCCTCCGCCGCCACCGCCTCCACCAGCTTCGGTGGTGGTTGTAATTTCTGTACCGGTCCAATTAGTTTCCCATTCATTCCATACAGTACCAAGTATACCCGACTCTTCAGCTTGTGCAACCAATTGGTCATATACACCTTCATCATCGATTACTACATCTGGTCTTACTTCTGTATCTTTCCATTCATCAGACTCAGGCGATATTTTAATTTGACCGCCCCATGAGAATACGTTATATGGATTAACAAATTCGGACATGGTTGCATAAGGCTGTTTGGCAAATTCTGTATGACCAAACGGAAGTGTTACAATAGATCCATTTTTAACAGCCGTACCAGGAGATGCAGCATGCCTTATAAGATTAACGTTATCTTCATAATACTTAGGACGTAATATACCGTTACCTTTATCAATAGCTACTGAATAATCTGGATGTGTTACATTACCTACGTTATGCCCATAGAATCCATCAACTAAGAAACCATTCTTAAGTCTTTCATCTGAACCAGAGAATATCTGAGTATCAGCCGCTTCTTTTTCGAGTAATGATAGCGATGTATAATACTCAAGGTTCTTAATTCTTTTATCCAATGCACCAATATCACGCATCGTATAACGTTTGTTATCAATCTTTTCTGGTAATAGTTCTGATGGTTTAAATACATACGGTAAAAACTTAAGGTTGTAAATAACCATTGCATCGTTTGGATCGTCTGGTGACTGAGGATTTCTATCAGCTACACCAGTGGCTACTTTAAATTCGCCTTCCCTTGTAATATACAGCTTATCTATTCTTGGTAGATAGTGAGATACGTCAGCTAATAGTATTGAGCCTGGCTTAGGTGTATCAGAATTAGATGATCCCGTGCCTGCTGTAAATACTGTGTCTGCATTAAACGAACCTGCTGAAGCTTTAGTTGGTCTAAAGTCTATACAGTCTCTTAATTCAACTCTTCCTTTTATACCATCAAAGGCTGGAATAGTTTCGTATTCACTTGTATCATATGAATCTACAGTAAAGTAATCACCATTACCATGTTGATAATGTTCAAAGGTTACACTTACAACTGTACCATTGGCAAGTGCATCAACTGGAATAAGTTTACCTTCATCATAGTAATTATCTCTTTGTCCATTGTCTAGTGTAAAGGATGATAGTTTATCAACTCCACCTATTGTAATAGCAGTAACTCTTTTAATGTCAGATTTATCTAATGGTATATTACCTGCCGATGAGCTATACGTAAAGTTTGTAGGCCCAATAGTTTGTTTTGTTTTAGTCTTAAGACCAGTTGTAGTCTTACGTACTGAAAAAGCTACTTGTACATGCGGAGTACCACTTGCCATACCGGTAATTGCGCTACCAGTATTATTAATTGTAAGTGTAGTAGAACCTACGGCTGTTGCTACGTTACCGGCCGGTACCATTTGAGGAGCATTGCCGCCTACAGCAATCATTATATCTGAATTGGATTCTAATGTACCACCAAAGTTATTAAATGAAACCGCAGCTGTCGCTCCCGTACCTGTAACTGATGCTTGCATTCTTTGTCTTGTAACAAAAGTAGGTGGATCTTGAGGCGATGAATCTAATAGTGATTTAACTGCAGTAAATGGTAATTTAAATACTAGTCCATTATTACCAGTATCAAATCTTGTACCAACATTTGCACCAACCAGTGTTGCACTAAAATCTTGGCCTGATGGATTTGTTTGAGCAAGAGTAGTAACAGTACTAAAACTTCCTGATGACATTACAATATCAAATAAGAATATATGTGTAATACCACCGGTAAATTCTTCAATACCTCTTATTCTACATGTACCTGCTGCGCCACCACCACTGAGAGAAACAGTTTTATATGCGCCATTTGTACCACCAAGATCTGGTATACCTGTTATTGTATTTGTAGTAGCTTTAACAAAGTTACCAAGCTGCATAGAAATAGACTGTTGATTCTCGTTAACATGATCTCTTGGCTTATCAACTGCAACATATTTAGTTGCTAAGTTTTCTACTCTAAAGCCTTGTACATAAGCAACTGAAGGTTCAACACCTACTGCCAATTTAGTACCAACACCGCCGTTTCCAGATGTTAAATAACCACCGTTACCAGCACCATCGTCTAAATGTTCTCTTATGTCAAGAGTAAATGGTCTTACCGCATAGTTACCTGATTCTTCATGAGTTCTTCTAGCTAATCTAGAACTTAACTCAGTCCCACCAGTTTTATCTGTAGAATCGACTTGTATAACACCATTAGTTACTTTAAGTAGTGTGATATAACTTGGATGTGTTGAATTAGGATTTGCTGGATCTTCTTTAATAAGTTCAGTAGCAATCTTATATCGATGAGCACCAGGAGCTGCAAAGTTTGGAGTACCTTGTGCGTTATCATTAAGTGATACATCAGTCGCGTTATCAACATCAAACGTTTCTGTAACTTTTAAACCAATAATATTACTTGGTGTATTTGTATATTTGTCTAGTAGTAAAGATCCGGATGCAACATAAACAAAAGTTCCCGCAATAAAATATGCGCCTTCTTCTATGTTAACAACTGAGCCTTGTCCTGTAGGTGTAACACCAGCAGCTCCAACCTTACCAACAATAGGAGTTCCTGCGCTGTTTGTAAATACTTCATCAGCTACAAATTTTTCTATAGTTTTATTGGCGCCACCAGAACCTTCATATTTAATATAAAGAGTATTTGGATCAGATCCACTAGCAGCAACGGCTTGTAATACTAATGCTGTTATTTGATTTCCACTATTTCCTGTACCGGTAATAGTTGTACCAACCAATGCATTTAGATTAGCAGCTTGATATGTAGTGTCATATGTAACTGAACTATGATTAAAGGATGCGTTAGTAAGTTTAATAAAATCATATTCAGTATTAAGAGTTACTTTACCACCAACAACTCTTGAACCATCTTTAAAATTATATTGTCCTAGCTTATCTAGTTGAGACTGTAACGCAGTTTGTAATTGAGTTAACTCTCTTGCTTGAACAGCATGGCCAGGTCTAAATTGTATTCGGTGATAATTTTTAGTTTCATCATAGTCATCGTAGTACGGCGCTATGTTATAATTTCTAACTTTCGTAATTCCCATATTTTTCTCTCTTAAATTCTAATTTAGAATTCAACAATTAATTTAATATCTTCAATCTGGGATGATGATCTATTAATTGGTGCTCTATTTTCTAAGAATATTAATTGTCCACTTGCATTCTTAACTTCAGGCCCGTAACCGTTTGTAGCTTGACCATACCAAGAAGTTCCACTGGTTTGATCTAATGTAGCTGATCCACCATTGGGTAATGTACCCGTGATAGTATCATTTTGTGTAAAGGCTATAAATCCAGTCTTTTCATTCTGATAGTAATATAATACTTTGTTTGTTGTATCAATTTCTACTAGATATGCTTTAGCTCCAGATGAACTACCTACTATAACTTGATCTACTGCAAAGTTAGTCGTTGCAGCGCTTGATGCAAGTACTAAAGATCTCCTAGACCTAAGTGTTGATGCTGTTGCTATATCAGTACTTCCAAACTGTTCTGGATTTTTAATAAGTGATACTTGTCTAAAATCATTACCTACTGTTAGGTCACCACCTTCTGAACCAGATAACTGTACGTTAAGTCCAACAAAGAATGCGCCAAGTTCTGATATAGGATCAGAACCATGACCACTTTGTGGTGCAATAACTGCGCGGGCTGTACCTAATGTACCACCACCGCCAGTTAAAGTAATTTGAGCAACTGTATAATCTGTTCCTTTATCGGTGATATTAATTGCAGTAACCGCTCCGCCTGCTACAGTAGCTGTAGCTGTTGCTCCACTACCATCACCAGTAATAGAAACTGTAGGAGCTGATGTATAACCAGATCCACCAGCAGTTACTTCAGCTCTTTCAATACCTGCAGCTTTTGTCGCAGCTAATGAATTAATTTGAGCTGTTTGGTTAGCATAGTTAACATCTGTATTTGCAAACCGGCCAAAGGTAAGAACTGTTGTATCTGATATAGATTGAGCACTTGATAAAGTAACTGATGTACCACTTACTGCAGCAACCGTTACTGAACCAGAGATACCTGACCCTGTTACCAATTGTCCTACTTTAATTTTTTCGTTAGCAGCTGCTAATGTTACAGCGGTTGAACTAGATACTGCTCCGTTAACTGTTCCTGTTGTTGGAAATACCAATGTAGATACTGGCATATAAGAAATAGTAAGAAACTTTTCTGCTGCAGTTACAGTAACTGTATACATGTATTTCCATGTATAACCATCTGATTCAGATGTTGGATCAGTATTAATATGTACTGGCTCAATAGTAGATGCCGTAGCTGGAGCCTTAATACATTTATATACTTTAAATTCTGATGTTATAATATAAAACTCTTTGTCATATATTGTTGGATCTTCAGAATCCCACGCTACGTAGGTTCTTCCTGATGTCCAAGTATATCTTGGTACAATATGTGATACATCAGATGCTGTTACTTTTTTCATACCAATCATGTTTTGGTACGCCGTGTTGATATCGTCTAGACGATCTTGAGGAGTAAACGGCGTAGTATCAGTTAAATCACTAGTGGCTGTACTCCAGACATCTGATTTACCAATCGCTACATATACACTATTATCGGTAGATGATACATCTTCCTTAAAGTTTTCCGCATTTACTACTCTAAATGGGGTTGTTACAATTGCTGTCATTTTTTATTCCTGTGTTATATGTGCTTTCGTATTATATTTATTTATAACACTTGAGCTTGAGTTTTGTATGATATTGTTACTAAAAAAGCTTATTGGATAATTATCTCTAAACTTCTTGCTTGCATAATACGACTCACCTTTTCTATTGAAGTAATTATTATTTATAAGGGTTCTGAAAGATGCGTCATTTACTTCAGTTGCTGCATGGTTAAGAGCAAGTATAAGAATTTTCTTAACGTTCTGTACTCTTTCTTCATTACCGGTTGTTGATTTAATTTTTACTACTGGATCTACTACATAACCAAATCCTGGATTGGTTATAACTATTGAATTAATAGTACTTGGCTCTAATATAGCTTGTACTACTAAACCAGATCCTCCACCACCTGATACGGTTATATTTGGAAGCTCAGTATAGTTACTTCCTCCATTATTTAATTTTATGCCAGCTATTTTTCCATTAGATCCTACATCTACTTCAATACCAGATGCGTTTCCTGGTATATTAATTGTTGGATCAGATGTATAACCAGATCCTTGATTTATAATACGCAATTCTTTAATTGATGTTCCGTTTAAAACAGTTTTAGCAGTTGCTTGTACATTACTAGCTAATAGGTTACCATCTTGGTCTTTTGAGGTAGGCGCATCTAATTGTAACAGAGGTGGTGTAAAATATTCTTTATTAGATGTTAAGTTAGTAAGTGATACACTTTTAACTTTAGTAGCATCGGTATTTGCTGTTGCAGATACTGCAGCTGATGTATAACTATTACCACCGGCTGTTACTGTTACAGCATCTATTTGACCTAAAGCGTCGATAGTACATGTTGCTGTAGCTCCTGCGCCACCTGTACCGGTAATAGTCAATGTAGGTGCTGATGTATAACCAAACCCAGCATTAACTATTGAGATACTATCTACTACTCCACCCACTAGGTTAGCTGATAGAGATGCAGTCTTATGTATCTTAGCTGATATAGTTGGCATAAACGTTGCAGCAAACATATCTACTAGTAACTTAAGATCCTCAATACCTATAACACCTAATTGTAATCCAGGCATAGATGATAATGTCTTTCTATTTTCTCTTGTATATAAGTCTTTATAAGTGTATACAAATCCAGTTGATCCTGGTACTGGAATTTTTCCTGCATTACCTTCAGGGAATCCTGTATCTACTTCTTGTGCGCTCGATCTTATATTATCACCAAGGGCTGCTCTTGTTAATTGAGTAAGAAGTAATATTTCACCAAAGAATATAAAGCCGGCTGGATGTACTAACTTATCAAATGCCGCTTCCCAGTCTGATAAGTTTTTACCAGTACGTACTACATAAGAAAACCTTTGGTAAAACTTAGAGTCTTGTAACTTAATAGTATCAGACAAAAATCCTTTTTTATCTAGGTATTGTCCTAAACCAGTATCGTAATTACCTGATGATGGTATAAGTGTTTTATCAAATGGGAATGTAACCTCAACGTTTTCATTAAACAATAGCCTAAAGAATATTTCAATTGAATCAGATGAACCTTTTAGTTTATAGAAATCTGTGATATTCTTATATAGATTTCTTTTATCAACTGTAAGATTCCTTGGAATGGCCGCGGCTATTTCTTTCTGCATCAATTCTAAGTAATTATCTGTATTGGCATCAATATTCATTGCCTCTTCAATTGCGTTCAAAACATAACTCGGACCAGGCCCTACCCAATGTGTAACAGGAGTCAATAATGTACAATCTAATGCATTAGGTGTAAAGACAATTGTATCAGCATTTGAATTCGCGGTAACAGTTACTATTGGTACATCAGTATCTGCGTTATAACCTCCACCACCATTATTGATTGTAATATTTAATGAACCCAATGTGTCTAAATAAGGATTATCATTTACAGTTGTTACAAGTGTTGCAGTAGCAGTTGCTTGAGTACCTCCTCCTGCAGGAGCTGCAATAGTAATAGTAGGTACGCTTGGATACTGATAACCTAAGTCTCCAGTAAATCCAGTAACAACGCCACTAGAATTTACAACTGCAGTTAAAGCGGCTGATCTCTTTTTAACATCAGGTATCGATACACTCATTGTTTTACCAACTGGTGTAGTCCTACCACTGAGTGTTCCAGGTAATTCATTACCATTAGATATAGTAATATTAGTGGCTGTTAAATCATAATCTATATTAGTACCATCCGAACTTATAATAGTAAGGACCGAGTTTGCACCACCGCTATCTGTATAAAATTGATTGTTTTCGTTTCTTGGATCGACTACTCGAAAGACTGCTCTATTGGAAGCTATTAAATCATCATATGATTCATCATCATTATATATGAACTCATTCATATTCATAAAGTCATAATATTTTTCTAGCATTTGCTTAATGCCAGTCTCACCAGAATCTTCCAATATTGCAGATGGAATAACTTGATCTATTCTTAGCTTTTCTTTTGTCTTTTTATTTAAAGACGCAACAGATTCTATATAATTAGGGTTAGTCGCATCAGAACCATATCCACTCATGTTTATGACCTAAATCTAGAGGTAGTACCATATGTAACACTACCAGATGAACCCGATACCGCTATTGAATCTTCTTCAGCAGTCATAGTTGTTCGTGTTGCATCAATTGAAAGTATCTCGTCTCTCTTTGGTGCGATATCATTTGATAATGGTATCACTGTTATTCTAAATGTATTTGTATTATCTGGTATAAAGTTATTAAGCGTTATACTTCCCTCTGTAGGATTAACTGTTCCACAGTTATCGATCGTTGTAACCTTGGTTGTATCTTGTAACCTGTATGCAAATATCTGTCTATTAGTAGAACCAGTTATAGCTTTATCTGCAAAGAAAGTTGTTATACCACCAATTGTAACCGAAGTCGATGTGATACAAGATTCATCTACACCATTAGGCACATAGAAAGAACCTGGATATGTAACACTAAAGTTATTTGATGCGGTATTAATAGGTGTTAATGTTTTAAATAAGAATGGTCTAACTGTTGAGTTAAGAATCGCTGGATCAGCTGAATCGATAGCTCTTAATAAAGCTGAATGCCTAAATACACCATCAAACTTATTTAATTCATTCAATGAGTAATCATCAATAGTATCTGATACAACCGATTTAAGATCAACTGCAGTTCTATCTGTTAAGTTTGGATTGTATTTAAATGCTACATCTAACTCAAGGAATGAATAGTTAGGGTCAACTACCTCTGGTGTAATTGATACAACGTTCTTACCTTTTAATATAGTCCCTGTAATTCGTGCCTTCTCAGAGATTGTCAGTGTATCAGCGGTCTTTGGTTTAATTGCAATAAATATTTTACCATAGTCTGGTGTGGCCTGATCCTCACCACCCCAAGTAGATATGGCAGATATATTAGAAAACTCTCTTTGAATAATTGCACGATAATCGTCTGATGTTACAGCTCTATTCTGAGATGTAAACGTAAGTGGTGCGTTAAACCTAATTGATTCTAGTGTTTCTTGATCAGCACCACCAGAAGCGTTACTTACTGTTGTAAGTGTTATATTAGAGAACCCACCAATTGAATCAGTCATTGTAAAGGTTGAAGCACCATTAGCTTCCACACCACTTGAAAAAACATAGTCTAATGTAACTATGTTATTATTAGATGGCCTTGTGCCTGTTACACCATCACCAAAGTATATCTCATAGAATCCATTTGAGTTTTCTTGTAAGTGATAGGTTTTAGTAGATGAATCTACATTAAGTAACGTTGTAAATAATGTGTATATATCAAAAGATGTAGACTCTTCGTTAGCTTGTACACGAGTACGTAACGTTGATGTATCTACATTTAAATGAGGTATTTGAAATTTCTGATTGGATATATCATTATCAATTCTATATTTAATAGAATTAAATGATCCTTCAGCTATTTCTACATTATTATAAGTGTATGTGTTATTTGTTATAGTAGCAGTTTGAGTTGATAGTGTAACAAACTGAAAAGTTTCTCCATCAAGTGTAGTACTTAACTTAGTACCACGATTCAATGCCAAATTAGTTGGCTTAGTACCAGTTTCACCTGATACATCTATTACTATATTTACAGTAGCCTTTGGTGCTAGCTGAGACGAAGGTACATAACCTAGCATACGAGCTCTTGAAACTGCATTACCTCTTATTTGAGCTGAGTCCAAGAACGCTTCGTTTAAAGATAAATGAGCCGCCATTGCATTATAATGTGTATTATAAGCTAGTATATCTAGCAATACATTAAGACCTGATCCATCAAAATCATAGTCATTAAAGACAGTTTGTTTCTTTAAAAAATTCTTTAAATTACTTTTGATATCATCAAAATCTAATTCTGTTACATTTAAATTTGTAGCCATAGTTTTACCTTAACCTTTGTAGAACAATCTCTACTTCTTGATTGCTGTCAAATTCTATTATCTGAAATTGAACATTAATTCGATATGCATTTCTTTCTGTTTCATCCGCTATATTAATACTTAATACTTTTACTCTTGGTTCAAATAATTCTATACATTTTCTAATGGCAGATGATAATTCATATTTTGTAATAGCATCTGCTGGTTCAAAGAGTAAACCTCTTAAGTTCGCTCCTTTGGCCGGTTGGAATGGTCTTTCGTAGAAATTTGTTATTAATAAATTTTTAATTGCATTTTTAATAGCAGCGTCATCTTTTAATGGTATAATATCCTTACGTATAGGATGACGTGTAAGCTTTAAGTTTAAATCACTATGAGCTTTCTTCCTTGATACAATACTAACCTTCGACTTGTCGGCCGCGGCTACTGTTGAGTTTGATATGTCGCCTGAATAATATGCCATATAACTATTTATACATCTTCTTCAGCTTCTTCTAATACCTGGTCTAAAGTTTTAGTTTCAGTTGCAGCTATTTGTGATATGTTATTAAACGAACTTAAATCAATGGTTGTTGATATACCCACTAACCCACAAAACGTGCAAAAATTAAGCGTTGCATATTGTGTTAATGCGCTTAAACCAATCGCACTAAAGAAAGATGTAACCTTTCCCATCCACTCTCTTAATAAAAAAAGTTGATAACCTTCAGCAAATTCTTTTAACTTAGAATTTATTCTAGCAACTTGAAACTCTAATGATTCAAAGTCATCTACTATGTCTCCACCTAATAATGAGTCAACTTTAAATCCAGCTATACTAATATCTTTAAGAGCAGCCAACTTAGCAGCATCATCTTTAGCATTTGCAATTGCAGCATCTACTAAACTCTTAACATCTAAACTTAAAGGAACTGGTAACGCAGGTAATCCTAATGCGTCCCATATCTCATCAAATGCACTTATAAGTCCGCCAAACCCAGTAAAGAGTTGGCCATTCATGAATTTAGCTGATTCATTCTTTATATAATCTACTACTTGTTTTTTCTTTAGATCTAAATTTTCTAATCCATATTCACCATCAAATAGTTTATATTCAGATGGTAGTAACGCATATAATCTATCTAATTCATCACCACTTATATTAGCTATTAGTGTAGTTAAATATGATCTATCAGTCGCTAGTTTTACTACATCAATAGACAAACCCATGATAGGTAAATTAAAGCTTACAAAACTACTAATTAATGACATTATCTGAGCTTGTATATACATAGGATATTCTTCAATTAACCTTTGTATCATTATTTGCCATTCTTTTTCAGGTATACTAAGCTTCTCAAACTTAGGATCATATGCAGCAAATGCAGTGCGTAAACCATCAATAGTATTTTGTAACTGTTTAGCTTGTTCTAAATATTCTTCAGCTTCTTCCTTTGCTGTTGTAGCAGCAAGAGCAGTTAACTTACCAGGAAAGGTAGCTAGTTTACCAAATACATTTGATAAATTTGCTGGTGTAGGTAACAATACAGCTGGACATTCAGGTGTATCTATTTGTAATGCGGGTAAAGACATTATACTATAGTTGTTTTAACTGCTGATGTAATTGTAATAGCACCAGCTGATGATATACTTGTTGTACCAGAGTTAGTAATGGATAAGTTATTATCCTTATCAATAGTAATTACAGCACCTTTGGCATGTGTAACACGTAATGTTTCAGCGCCTGATGTATTATCAATTTCTATTAAATGACCAGCATTAGACTTGTATACTTTATTAGTAGGATCAGCTAACTGAGCTTCAGTTGGTATATCTAATACACCATCTTCTTGAGTTGCAATAGATCCCATAACCATAGGATCTTGAGCAGACATACCGTCTCTAAAGAATCCTACCACCCATGAACCAACCTCTAAATGATGATTACCACCTACTCCTTTATATGAAGCAGAAGTTGTTGGCATCATGACAGTCGCCCATGGTAGTTTATCTGTAGCTATATCGTCTTTATGATAGCCTATACATCTTACTTTAACTCTATTTAGTTTCTTTGGATCTTTTATATCCTTTACAGTACCAGTAAACCAGTGAAACTTTTGTGCTATAAAATCATCTTCTCTCATTATATTTCGTCCGTTACACCTAGTTTAAAATTAATGCTGCCTTCTAATGATATTAAAGTAGAATCTTTTTTAAGTTCTGCATTCATTACATATTCATCCATATTAAACTCATGAATTATATTTGTTACTATATAACTACCACTTAACACTTCATCAATCTCTTTATTTGATTTAGTTAATCCTTTTGAAGTAGCCTTTGGTATAATTATACTAACCATTTTACCACAATGTAATCTAAAGTCGCCATTTAATATTAACTCTAAAGACATGTAATCAAATCCATTTTTTATTGCTTCAGACTTTTGAATGAATAATGGAACATGATCATGATAATTTTTCTTATCAAATGCTAATGAATTAAGTGATAAGTTAAATCTTCTAGATTGAGGAAAATTATTTAATTCTCTATCTAAAAATTTAGTTTCACTTGAAAATGGCTTGTTACCTGCCCGCGTTTTACCTTCAAGCTTATGTTCTTTTATAGCAAAATCATCATTATATCGATAATCAAAATTTTCTACTACAGTTTTAGTTGCAATATCTATTGACGTTAATGATGAACTATAACTACCTTTACCAGCCTGATTAAATTTAGACATACCTAAATTAGAAGATAATTTTCTAACTCTTTTTCTAGAGTCTACAAACTCTTCTTCTTCATTTTTAAATAATCCAAAATAAGGCTTATGAATATATTCAATATCGCTGTCTTCATTAATTAATTCTTTTAACGAGTTAAGTATCAATCCTTTATGTAACGTATCATAAAAATAAAACGGAGTATTTTCATCAAACGCATTCCTTTTTAGCCAGTTAATAGCATCTAATGGTTTTAACTTTGGATATATACCTTGAATTATACTACCGCTTTCAGTGTTACACTTAAAAATATCTTCATCTTTTACTCTTAAATCTTTCTTTAAAATATTTTTAATAAGACTTCCAGGAGATCCAGAAAAATCTCTATCCAATCGAATAAGATTATTTAAGTATGCATATTCTGATATACATATCAATTGATATGTTTGATATCCCGGCCGAGGCTTAGTATGATTAATTATATCAGATACAAAAAACGTTTTTCTAAGTTTATTATTACCTAGTGGAGTATTTTGACTTAATTGTATTTCTACTTTTTCTCCACCAGACAGTTTAAATGTTTCTAACATGTTTAAACCATCTAATACATCAATTTCACATATAATAGAGCCTTGTCTTATATTTTCTTTAAATATAATTCTATTAATAAGTTGTTTTATATCAGTAAATTCATCACCCGCACTATTTGGAAATAGTTTGACAAAGTCTCTAACATACGATTGAGTAGTAGCAACTTTAAAACCTGATGTTTTACCGTGAGTTTGTCCTCTAGCCATTTAATACTGTCTCAAATTCGCGAGCAAATCTATGGATATATGCAGGATCGACAATTCGAATTCTTGATCTTGATTCATTAAGATCAAATAAGTAATTTCTATTACTTGTAAAAGTTGGAGCAGCAACTGAACCAACCTGAATAATTTCATTAGTGGCTGCATTATCAGTTACTGAAAAGAAGTTTGCATTAGATACTTGTATTTCTTGTTCATCGCCATCTACAAACCAGTGATGCGGAGCTTCGCTATAGTTATATACCTTCCATGTTGTTACTGAATCGGTTGATGTATTTCCTTTAATAGTTTCTCTATTATTACCCACACCATCTCCAATAAAAGGACCACCAGTAATACCATTATTTATTTGATAGAAGTATAGTTCTTGTCCATTAGGTATTGGATGATTACCATTAATAATTAAATTCTTACCTGTTATTTGATTAACAATTTGTGAGCCTGTGTATGTAACACCACCGGTTGAAAAAGAATTTGTAATTACAGAGTTACCAGCGGCATTAGTTGCTCTTACTAAAACTTGATTAGCTACTATGTCTGGATCGGTAGATCTTAATGGTATTGTAGTCTTATTAGTTCCGGAATTATATGTAGATATAGCAGCAGTCTTTATAATTGCAACTTCTTGTGGATTCTGACCTGTTACGCCGTTTACTACATCTTGTATTACTAACTGATTTAAATATAAGTCTTTCTTAACTAATGTTCCAGCAGCTCCTGATGTTCCACCATATACTCTTTCACCGACATTATATCTACCCGCTAATGAGTCTCTAAAATCTGTAATACCACCATCAGTATTTCTTTGTATATCTGGTCTTGTTTCTACTACAATACCACGGTACTCTGTATTAATATAGTCATATAAATTTTCTGGAGACATAGGCCATACAGTCATTCCATCGTGTAAAAATTCATTAATTACAAAGAAGGTCCAATAAAAGTCTGGTGTACCATATAAATTCATAGAACATATATCAGGTCTTTGGCCGTTAGGTATATCATATAACTTATATGATGATACATTATCTACAAAATTTTGTAATGGTCTTACTTGTCTAAATAAATCTACAGACTTTTGTATAATACCATCACGCTTATAGTCATAATTTATTCTTGGAAATTGTTCGAAATATGCCATTATTCTCCCTCAGTTACTGGCGGTATATTAACAGGAGAATCATATTGTCCATGATAATCTGCGCTATCAAAATTATCTGGATCAGTATATAAATCTTTTCTAATCATAGCTTTTGATTCTTGGAATGTAAGTGATAAAGATACTTCTGTTGGTTGACCGCTAGTATGAAATAAATTTGTAGTTTCATTAAATGTTGTTGTCATGTTTAATAGGTAACAATAATTAATAAATGGCATAAATCTATTTCTTAACATATTATCTCCAACCTTTGTGACAAATTCTATTTTAAATAAAGGTGGATATTTTAAAAGAAATTCTGAATCTTGTGTATCAGGATATAAAAATTTCCTAAATGTATTTTCAATCAACCTTATTTGCTCTGCTTCATCTGAAGATTCAGCAATTAATTTAAACGGAAAATTAAATGATCTTAAAACAGTCCCTTGAAATGCCACATTAGTATACGGGTTAGATGCTGTACCACTTTGAATTAATGAAGCTGCTCCTATTGTTCCACCAGAACTAACAGCTTTTGTTATAACAGCTCCAGCTAAGTCCTTTGCATTTTGAGCGCTTCCAATTTCTCTTTGACCCGTGGCTGTATCTACAGCTGCATCAGTAGCTCCGCCCACTATACCTAAATCTGCTTGATTATATGTTGCTCCATCGGGTACAGAAAATCCTATAGGTGTATATAAATATATAGACTTTTGCTCTAATTGAGTTGCTCTGTCTACGATTTCAAATCTAATAAAATTTTGTGATGCCTGATCTAGATCTAGCGGATACCTTAAAATGGTACTCCCCTTCCCTTTTGGACTCGCAGTTTTTGCTATATCTAACTTATTAAATTCTTCTGCTATTTTTGTGCCAAGTGTACTCATGTATTTTTCCTATATAAATAACTATACTATTTATAAACTATAAGAGTATTTATATGAGTTACAAAGGGAAATACAAAATAAAGAAGCCTGAAAAATATATAGGCGACTACAAAAATGTAGTATATCGATCTCTATGGGAGAGGCAAGCATTTAAATGGTGTGAATCAAATACACGAGTTAAATCTTGGAATTCTGAAGAGGTAGTTATACCATACAAATGTAAAACTGACAATAAGATACATCGTTATTTTATAGATCTATTCGTAGAGATGGATAACGGTGATTGTATATTGGTCGAAATTAAGCCTAAGAAAGAAACTAGTCCGCCTAAAAAACCTGCTAGAAAAACCAAAAGGTATATCAATGAGGTTGTTACATTCGTAAAGAATCAAAGTAAATGGGAGGCGGCTAATCAGTTTGCAGATCATAAAGGCTGGAAGTTTCAGATATGGACCGAAGATACATTGTCAAATTTAGGTATAAAACTATTGAAGTCTTGATATAAATAGATTTATGGCAAGTTTATTTGATACATTACAGGCTGGCGCATTTCGTGCAGGAGTAACTCCGCGCACACGAGCATCGCAGAACTGGTTCCGTGGAAAGGTTAATGACTTAAAAACTATTAATCGTAACGCGTTACTAAAAGACGATGCTTTATCTGCTACTGCTAATCCAAAGATAGGCGATATGGTAATGTATTTCTATGATCCAAAATTAAAAAATGAATTACCATACTACGACAAATTTCCTTTGACAATATTAGTTAAACCAGTCAAGGGTGGATTTCAAGGACTTAATTTACATTACTTAGCTCCAGGAGTAAGAGCTAGGTTTTTGGATGAGCTTATGAATTTAGCTCCAAAGAAAGTTACAGATACAACTAGGTTGGCAAGACTTAGATATAATACATTAAAAGGTGTAAACAAATATAAAGAGTTTAGACCATGCTTTAAAATGTATCTAATGGATCATGTAAAATCTAGAATAGTAAGAGTACCTATGACTGATTGGGAAATAGCAGTATTCTTACCAACACAACAGTTTAAGAAAGTTAAAGATCAATCTGTCTGGAGATACAGCAGAGATGCATATAAGGTAACATAATGTTAAAGTCAATAGATGATTTAAAAAGTTCAATAAAAAATCATGGCGGTGTGGTCATGCAAAATAGGTTTAATGTTATATTTAATCCACCCACACAGTCATTATTAAACACTAACCCTAGATCGTTAGTTAATTCTTTTCTAGCTGGTGGTGGATTAAAATCGTTTATTAATGATCCTAGAGATTTATCCTTACTTGCTATATCAACTTCAATACCAGGAAGACAGATACAAACTGCAGAATACCAGACATTTAAAGAAACAAAAAAATATGTTACAAATTTTATTGATGAAGATGTAACTATGGAATTTATCATAACACAAGATTTTTACATGAAAACAGTATTTGACAATTGGCAAAAGTTAGTGTTTGATGTAGATAAATATGCAGTAAACTTTAAAAAAGAATTTGTTGCAGATATCATGATACAACAAGTAGACAAAGAAAAAAATCTACCATTGTATGGTGTCAAATTAATTAATGCTTTTCCAACTAGTATTTCTGGTTTAGCTTTAAGTAATGAAAGTGCTGATACACTACAAAGATTAAGTGTAACATTTTCATATGATAAATTTGAAGTACAAGATGCATTGGGCAGTCTTGGATCAGCAGCTAAAAGTGTTGCAGATAGGATTATAAATATTATATAATAATTGAATTGCTATAGGAGAATATAATGGCTTTACCACAATTAAACTCGGCTAGGTACCAAGTATATGTACCAGGTCTTGGAAAGGAAGTATCCTTTCGACCTTATTTAGTTAAGGAAGAGAAAATACTTATGATAGCTATGGAATCTAATGATCAAAAACAGATTCTTGCAGCTGTTTCAGATATCATTAAAGCATGTGTACTTGATGATATTAATGTTGATAATTTGGCAGTATTTGATGTTGAATTACTCTTCATTAATCTACGACAAAAGTCTGTAGGTGAAGGAATTAATATTACTATGAAGTGCGCAGAATGCGACACAAATAATGATATTGAAGTCGACTTAGATAAGCTTGATGTTCCGGAAATTGATGAAGAAGATAAGACAATTATGTTAACTGATGATGTTGGTTTAACTATGCGTTATCCATCATTTAAAGATATAAGCGCCTTTAAACCAGAAGAATTGGAAAAAGTAGAAGGTATTATGTCTCTTTTAAAAATGTGTATAGTTAATATTTTTGATACTGATGAGATTCATGAAAAATCTGATATTAGTCAAAAAGAATTAGATAATTTTATTGATGGAATGAATAGCGAACAGTTCCAAAAATTAGGATCTTTCTTTGATAATATGCCATCAATTAAAACGGATTTGATTTTTACATGTGTAAATTGTGGGCATGAAAATAATACTGAAGTAAGAGGGCTTCAAAGTTTTTTTACTTAGGCCTCTCTCACGATAGTCTTGTAAATCATTATAAGATTAATTTCGCGATGATGCAGCATCATAATTATAGTTTAAGTGAATTAAACGAAATGATGCCATGGGAAAGAGAAATATATGTTACATTATTAAGTGAATATATTAAAGAAGAAAATAAGCGTCAAGCTGAACAAGAAAGGAAAATGCGATGAGCGAAATAGAAAAAAAGACAGTACAGATAGAACTTGAAGTAGATACTAAAACAGTTGATTCAAGCAAAAATCCATATCAAAAATGGATTCACTTAGCGCACGCTGTTGATGCTTGGAGAATATTTCCACGAGCATTTTTAAGTATCTACATATTCTTGCTTTATTATTCCACTATGTGGTTTATGGGTCTAGAAAACCCTACACTTGAGCAATCAGGTCTTATAAGTATTATAGTAGGCGCAGGTGCTGCATGGTTTGGTTTATATGCCGGCACTAGCAAATCAAGTAAATCGTTTAATGGCGACAAATAATGGCTGAAGAAGATAACAAATCTATAAAAGAACAAGCTGATATGCAGCGCCAAAAAACGGCGCCTCAACCAAGAGAAAGAAAAGAAACTCCTGATACTAATGTATTAGAAGATATTAATAATAAACTTGGTATATCAATGAATATTGATCGTAATAACGTATCAATACAGGCTCAAATACTACGTACAAATACTTCTGGATTCTTAGCATTAAGTGAATCTTTAAGTAAATTAACTTCTGAAATGGTAGAAAAAAGTTCTCTTAAAGACTTAGAGGATAAAAGAGAAGCAGCTTCAAGAGCTGAAGAAACTAACGATTTATTGGGAGAAATAGTTGGCAATCTGAAAGAAAATAAAGTAGCCAAACTTTCGAAAGGATTCTTTAGTATTTTAGTAGGTGCTGTTGGCGCCGTTATTGGTACCATAGCTGGATTAAGTGCTGGTATAATAACTGGATTTTTTGAAAGACTTTTCTTTACATTTGATAAAGATGGTAAAAAGAACTTAAGATTACCTTTTCAAAAAATAATAGATTTAGTAGTAGATTTATTTCAATCACTTAAGAAATTTATAAAGCCAAGAGCTCTTGGATTTGCTCTTGGTCTTTCTATGCAATTAGATATGTTTCTTGATAGCATTACAAAACCATTAAAAAACTTAAGAGGTACAGCAGCTACTAAAGTATCAGCTGTAGGTGCAAGAATAACACAATTATTTGATGCTGTAGTTGATGGTATAAGAGCCGCAATTAAATTTGTTACGAGTTCTAAAGGTTTTATAAAGGCTGGAAGTCTTACTGCTTTTATACTAGGCGGATTTAAAACTTTTGGTACGGGCATATTTAATTTTGCAATGGAAATACCCAGAGCAATATTTGCCCTAGTAGGAGATCTAGCAGATCCAGTTAGAAAAATTGCAGAAGCTTTTGCTGGTAAAATACCAAAACCACAACAAGGATTATTTGGTACACAATTAAAATCATTAGGTAAAGTTCCAGGCCTTGTAAAAGGTGTTGGTAAAACTCTTGCTACTGTATTGAACCCATTCTTTACATTATTTAAAACAACTAAAGACGCCTTCTTTAGATTTGGTAAAGTTTTAGGCCGTTTCTTTTTACCATTAACAATTATTTTTGGTATTATTGATACGGTTAAAGGAATATTTGGCGGCTTAGAAGATACAGCTAAAGGAGAAAGTAAACTTATATCAGGATTATTTGGTGGTATAAAAGGATTCTTAGTAGGCTTTGTTGGTCTTCCATTAGATATGTTAAAATCAGCTATATCATGGCTGTCAGAAAAAATTCTTGGAGAAGGCAATTTTATATCAAGAATTTTAGATAACTTTTCTTTTGAAAATCTATTTGGAAGTCTTGTTGATGGAGTAGAATCAGTATTCCAATTTGTATTTGGAGCAATAAATGGACTTATTAATGGTATAATTTCTTTACCAGAAAAAATAGGAAATTTTATGGCAAGTCTTCCAACTATGGGAGAACTAATATCAAAAATACCTGAGCTATTTAAAGCTCTTTTAAGATCTGTATTACCTGATCCAAGTAAAGGACTGTTATCAATTGCTGGTCTAGCTTCTAGAGCTATACCTGACGGTATTTATGAATTTGCCGGCATGGATCCAGAAACTGGAGCTCTTACTAGTGCTGTAGATCAAAACAATATGATTAATCAAGACAGAAATTTACAATTAGAAGCTAAACGTATGGCTCAAGGTAATACCCAAAATCAAATAGTAACTGATGCATCAAGAAGATCAGTTCAAAATATATCAATAGTAAATGATAGTAGTGGATCAGCTACCACTGCAGCATTATCGGATTCATTTGGATAAAGGAAAAATATTTGGCTCGTTCAAAAAGATACGCTCGATGCTCTTGTAAATCCCTCACGTTCCCTCACAGAGAACCAAAAAAACTTCCCAAGGTTATAACCACCCCAGAAGAGATTGATATACTCGAGGAATACTCGACAATCAGTCATGTTCCTGTGCATCGTGTAAAAGAGTATATCGAAGCAGTTATGTCACGGGTATAAAAAAGCCCCAGCTGCAGACTGAGGCTTAGTGGCAATTTACTCTGTAACTTATATGTAAAGGTTTTCGTTACTTGATCCGAGCGGAAGGACGCCAATCGACTCTGTTTATTTCCCTACGACTTTACCGGGTTCTCCTATGGTTAATTATCCTTAGCTAATTTTGCAAAGTAAGACAATGTATCATCATCATTACTTTCCGCCATTGGCGAAGCTTCTGCAACTATCTCACTTGGAGCAGCTGCATAATGGACTTCAGGAGCTTCCATAGTTTCTCCAGCATCCACACCAAGAACTCTATTCAATTTAGCTTTAAGCTCATTATATGACTTATAGTTCTTGGGATCCATGAAATCGCTAAGTGAATATATTTTTGAATATATATTTTCTAGCTCTTCATCATTACCACCAGCTAAAGCAGATGGAGCAGAAAATTCGGACTTATCGTAATTAGTCCAACCTTCTACCTTCCTGATCTTCAGTTTGAAGTCAGCGCCTTCCCAAAAATCGAAAGGATTCACTGGATCTTCATCAGCAAATTGTGGCTGCATAACATCCATAATTTTATCAAAGATCTTTTTACCAAATTTGTAAAGGAAAACTTTCCCTTCCGCATCTGGATTTGCTGAGTCAGATACCACCATCACATTAGATACATAATGTAGACGTCTCTTTCTGTCCCTAGCTGTTTGCTTGTCTTCTTCACGACCAGAGTTCCAAAGTAAACCATTTGATTCACTAACAGGATCAGCTTGATTGATTGAAGTCAAACTATTTTCAATATACCATAAACCACTTGGGCCTTTAAACCCGTGATCCCAGTATCTTACCCAAGGTAAATCCTCTCCTTCTTTCGCAGGCAAGAATCTAATAACAGCATAACCATTACCAGCTTTATCTTGAGTAGGTTTCCAGAAACGATCGTCAGCATATGACTTTGTTTCTGTTTTTTCGTTGACAGCTTGCGCTGCATTTACGAGTTTGTCGATGGACGAGCCTCGCGCGCTCTTCAGATTTGCAAATGACATTGTATTTCTCCGTATTGCGTTGTATTTACTGAATTATCCACTTTACCCATAATATAGTATTATATTATAACACATAATCACGCATTTGTAAACGTTTTTTGCATTATAATTTTATATTTATCCATTTGAAATTTTACAAATGGACTATACTTCATAATTTTTTTAGAGATGTCAGGCCAAAACAAAGTTTCAGTAATCTTCTTTCCTTCAATAGTTATGAAGTCCGTGATTGCATTTAGTATAACTAATGTTTCCAATGTTATTTCTTCGTGCATCCACTTTTCAATAATCTTTGGCGGTTGATTTATATTTTTAACCACCAATAGATCATCTAATTTTTCATCAGATAATTTATCTATATCCGACTGAAATGTTCTTGTTAACGAATCATGTATCTTCTTATGCTTAGTATAATGTCGATCTTCCATATCTCCAATATACTTTACATCTTCTACAAAATTAAATACATAATAGTTTAATAAATCTTTTTGATTTCTTGCTATCTTAGCAAAAAAGTATTTATCTCTTCTTTTAAAGAATGAATTAGGAGTAACATTTGATTTAAAGTTGTATTTGATTGCATCATAATCAGATTCAAAATGTAGTTTCAATGCATTATATAATTTATATGACTCAAAAGGATCAACCAAATTTAGCTCCTGAATTTGTTTCTTTATCTTTCTTTTTTCCAAATGGAAACTTTTTTTCAATATATGCGGCAGGCAAGTATAGTATCATAACAATAGTAAATATACTACCAAATGTGAACATCAGTAATTCTAGCCAATTAATCATATTGGTAATGTATTCTTCTTTGTACCACGAATTAGATGTAAATCAGTAGCTTCAAGCTCTAATTTTACTTTAAGAGAATCAGACAAAAGCTTTTTTACGTTCCTATAGTCCATACCTCTTTCTTCTATAACATAAGTCATAGCATCTATATAACTCATATTATTACGAGATACGCAAGCTTCTACTGCCTGTGTAAATCTTTTCTTTGTCATTATTTTATGTTCAAGTTCTTCCATTTTTATTAGTAAAAAAGTTGGCGGGATGGAATGCTGTTGTGATATTAAAGCTTATCAATATTGTTCTTTTTATCATCGATCGATTCCTGTCCCTGCCCGAGCTCGTAGCCCCTATTATAAAACCCTCAACAATATACAATCTTTGTTTATTCTTCCAGTAGGTTTACTTACTTTTGTAGTTAAACTGGATAATAACTTATCGATTTGGTTTCCGGTTTTGGTTAATATATCAGGAAGTATATCATCTGGCTTCCTAAGTCTCATACAAATAGAATCTTCATTCCAATTATAAATTGTTGAACCTCTTACTTCAAAGCCTGAAACTGATTCATTCTTATAGCGATATAACATACGATTTTTTGTGTTATATACAAATAAGCAGTTTTTACTTGGAATCATTACAGGATTAATTGACATTAATTTAGCATCAACATCTTCTTTCATATAGTTGAGATTTTTGACTTGATCGTCTGACGTCTTTTTAGTTTTAGCCCTAGGTAAACGGGTTACTTTAGCATTAGCTCGCGTCCTATCGATATCGTCAAATATTTTTTCCATGACCTTCATCATTTTACGAAGATCGCCTTTTTTGATATGAGAATATGCTTCAACAGCTTGATCACAAGTTTTGTTATAAGCATCCGATACTGGATTATATTCTTCCCTAACCTTTTCTTCAAAAATCTTGATACCAGCACCTTTAATTTTATGCAACTGTAAAAGACTATATGTTGGGAAGATTATTTCTTTTGGTTCAAATATTCCATCCATCCATTTGTCAACAACCATTTTATCAAAATCAGCATGCATGGTTTCCATAACTTTTCTACGAGTTCTTTCTTGAACTGGTATTACTACAACATTTTTTGCCTGTGTTTTCTTTTCTTGTGCAATAGACTTACCTTCTTTTAGAAGTTCATTAAATTTATTTTTAAGTCTTACTAGGTAATTAATACCGATAGGAGTATCTTCTCCTATAATTGTCAAATCAAAGCCTACATTATGTAGTCTTACTATTGATCCAATACCCTGATTTAATCTAGAATCAGATAACTTCTTAAGAGCAGTAATATCTTTTTTCTTAAATCCCATTTCATTTTCAGCAAATTTAAGTATTACTGAAACATTTTTCTTTGCATCAAAGAAATAGTTAAACCAATGACATGACTTAGAAAAAGCCAGTTTAATTTCGCTTGCATTTTTAAATGTGACACCATGAAAGTTAGGTTCTGGTCCCATCATTTTTTCATCGATTGAAGGTCCTCTTTTTCCCATTATATTTCCTTAAAGAGGCTCACCACCGGGGTTTTTAGATAAGGAGTTAAAAGTACCGCCGGTGGGAGCCAAAAGCTATGAACGTATATAAAGATGTTTCACTCCTAAAACATAGTTTTCAGCTGCATCTTCTGCATACTGTTGACTATGACCTTTATATACTTCATCAGTTATCCAAATTAGATTTCTATAAAATCTAGCTCCATAATTATTGTTGTAATCAATGAACGTTTCAGCTTTTAAATCTCCATCTAAAAACGTAGATAAGATTGTTTTAGCTTCAATCATTTTTCTATCGTTCATTGTATTTCTTATATGAATCAATTAATGCATCGCCTGTAAGTCTTTTGCCAAAGGTATGAATAGTCTTACCTTTTTTAGATCTTACAACTAATCCACTATTATATTCAACGTCAGTTACGTGACTGTCCTCAGTATCTTGAGGCCTAGTATCATACCACATAGATGATGTCATATGGGTATGAATTGATTTAGGGACATTAGCCCACTCTTCAGCTGCTAGCTTTTGCCTTTGCCTTTCAACTCTATTGTCAAATTCAGTCATTAAGCTGAGCCTCCACTAATTTTTTTACTTTATTTTTACTATACCAAAGACCGGAATACATAGTGCGTCTTCCATCTTTCCATTCGACATGATATCGACGATATCCAAAAGGCCTATCCTGAAAGATACGAGCATCACCGTAGTTTTCTACTAGGACTCTCATATCTGATATATATAAACATCCATTCTTTCAGCTACTGAAAGTGGAATAGATCTGTCATAAGCTCTTGGATGTAAACCAGCAGCTCGAGCATGTTTAGTCCTAGGACCTCTGCCCTGACACTTTACTCTGTATCTAGGAAGATAACCTGAAGCATTAGCATATTTTTCTGAAAATTTATTTTCTTTATTGATAACCTTAACAACTTTACGAATTGTTTCCAGTTCAAGCATATCGCCTGCAGAAGCAGTATGTACAGTGGTTACGAAGTTTTGAGATCCTCTAGCCATTACCATTCTCCATCAGCAGATTTGTTAGCGTTGTATGCGTCCATATAAGATGTACCTTCAAGATACCTAGCAGTATCTTTTTCTGAATAATACATATTTTCAGCACGATTAAAATCAAGAGATCCTGGCATTTGTTTGCCAGCCTTTTTGACTGAAGCTGTTAGCTTCTTGTGAAGCTTCATTTCAGCTTTCTTTTCAGCTTTACGAGCATCAAGTTTGACAATTGAAGCTTGAAAATCAGCTTCTTCTTGTCTTTTAGCTTTAGCTTTTTCAGCTGCAGCTTTTATCATTTCAATTCTATTCATATTTAACTCCTTATTTAATTTGAATATATGTATATTATACCACAAAACTCAGCAAATGTAAAGGATTATTTTCACTTTTTTTCACTTTTTTTAAGTATTATCGCCATCTCGTGGTTTAGAATGGAGATGTTTGTCATATACTGCTCTATTTTTATCAGAGTGTATCCTGATACTGGTGAGTAGAATAGCTGCTAGAGCTAGACTACCCATAAAAAATAGAATCAAGTAATGACCTACATCCCAATCTTCCATTTACTGACCACCTTCCATTAGCTTAGCAATGCGCTCAGCTTGTTCTTGAATGGTTTTAGCCTGATCTTCTACTTTCTTCTTTTCAAAGACAAGACGATCTTTTTGGTTTTCGATTTGTTGTGGTTGAGACATTAGCTTCTCCTCATGTTAGCAATATCAATTGCTTCTTGTTGATTGATTACCGGTACGGCATTTGATTTATGCATAGTAGCGATACCTTTGACTAAGGTACCAGTATACTGCATTCTTTCTTTCTTCTCACAGCCATGGCCGCCCATAGTAGTATAGGTGCCATTTTTCATAGCTTCTTCCATGAGAGATTTATATTGTTTTGCTTGCCTTTCGCGTAAGACTGCCAGCTGACTTTCAGACGGCGTAAGATTTTGCGTAAACTTCATAGGCTTTTTCTTTACACGATTAGCTGCATGATTTTTACGTTTACGGCCACAAGGTGAATACCTTAATGAACCCATATAGAAACTAGTCGCTCCCATTTTCAGCCTCCTCAATCTCATACTCAAGATCATCATGCTTGTATTCAGCATCTCTTAGCTCAGATTCGAATGGAGATACCAGCTCATAAATTGCTGATTCCAATAGATTAACTTTTTCGCGTATAGCATCTACTTCGTATTTAATATCAACACCATGTTTTTCAGCTAGGTGCTCAACATGCATATAGATTTCCATAGGAGTATTGTCATACTTAATTTCACGAGTTTTGTCATTGACGTTATCAACAACAGACTTAAGATCCCACTTTAGAGTATCAAGTCTTTCTAACTCAACTTTCATTTCTTCAACTGACATACATAGTTCCTTTGTAATAAAACTCAGTAGCAAAAGGTCTTTGGAACTTATCAGATAAGCTGTCCAAAAATGTTTTGCGACTGATTTTTGATTGTATGAACTCGCCAAAAGTAATTTTGACATTCACTGGCTCTTGAGCCATGTTAAGAAAATTAGCAACAAACATTATGCTGCCTCCATGATAGTTAAAGGTACGTCATAACGTCTGTCATCGATTAAAACAATAGCTTTAGTTCTATTGATTTTTTCAATAACGCCTTTAAGAATTTGATTCCTTGACTTGATTTTGACCTTTTGGCCCGCTGAGAAAACAGCTTTTTTCTTAGCTACTTCCATAGCCTTGATTGCTTTTTGTTGAGCTTTGATAGCTCTGATTGCTTCATTTAAATCGGCAGAATTGTCGATTTTTAGGATTTCGCTTATCACTTTTTTCATAATTAACTCCAATTAATTTATCTAATATGTATATTATAACATAGTTTTTTAGAAATGTAAAGGATTATTTTCACTTTTTTTCAATTATTTTTATGCTGCATCCTTTAGCCATTGACGTAAACCTTCATGAGAAACAAACTCTCCATCATTCATAAGGTATTCGCCTTTGTAATTAAGTCTTTGATTATACGAACCCATAGTCCAAGTTTCAGTATGCTCAAGTATTTCATCACGCATCCAACCGCCTTCACGATTGTCAGTGATTTTGATAGCGATAATATCATCGCCCTTGAAAGAAAGCTCAATTGGATTATCCCAATCTTCACAGACTTTTTCTGAATGAGGAACTATACTCCAACTAAGGATATACTCTTCAGCGGCTTCATTAGAAAACTCAATCATATCAGTGATTTGAGCCACAATATCATTAACTTTGTTAAAGTCCTTAAAATTAGGAAACACATAAGTAGTGCCGCCTTTAAATTTCCAATGTGGTTGATCAACGCCATGATCATAATTTTCATTATGTGCGGCATAGTTTTCACGATATTGTGTGTGAATTGCTAGTTTTTGCATATTTAACTCCTTATTTAATTATGTAATATAGATATTATAACATACTTTCAAGCAAATGTAAACGATTATTTTCACTTTTTTTCACTTTTTTTAGATCAATTAGTTATATACTAATAACCGCTTTTTCTAAAGTCTGCTGGTAATCCAACAGGATACATAGGAGCCCACTCAGGATAGCACTTTTCGTAAAGCTTTTCTTCTAGTTGATGAGCTGACATTTCCCATGGCAGACGTTCATATTCGCATTTTTCATAGTTTCTATTACGCCAGTATGCACCATCAGTTAACTTCCCACGAAGAAACTGTTCAGCATGTACCATTTCATGAGCTAGAGTAATCATCTGATCTTTCCAATCCATGGTCTTATTAATGCGTATGTCAACATCTGACGTATCGCCAATACAATCACCCATATTACCATCAACACTCTTAACAAATTTTATGTTGATCCACTTAGATCTTAAACGATGTATGTTAAGTTCTTCTTGCAAATTAGCAACAAACTCATCAATAATTTTTAGATCTAGAGATCTAAGTTTAACGCCAGTGATGTATTGGCTAGCCAAGTTATGCTCCAGTAATTAGAGGAAGCGAATCTTGTCCATACAAGTCAGCTTTAATTCTACTGATTTGGTCAGCAGCATTGTCAATTACTTGTTCTCTTTCGCGCTGTATAATAGCTTCGAGTCCTCTAACAAATACATCATATTTGCTGTTTAGAACGAATGATCCATCATTGCGATAGATCATATTGTGATCCAAGTAAAGTTCTAGGTCAGTCATTTTTGCTCCTTATAATATCCATGACTTTGTTGTTTTTGCATCCCACCAGGATTGATCGTGATCATGACCAAAGTAATAGTCAAGATCACCAAACATGTAGTACCAGTCTTTGAGATTCATTACGCCGTGAAAGCGTATTTGGTTTAGGTCATTCATAATATATCCTTATAATGGTCGACCGGGGCGAAAGAACACATCACCTTGATGTGCTTTCAAGATATCCATTGGTAATACCAAATGGAATGATTCATCATCTTCGAAAAAGCGACCATCAAAAGCTTTTACAACTTTGCGTACATCTTTTTTAGTAAAGCCATGATCATCATTTTCATCAATAGCAATACGACCCATGTCGCGCTTTTCGTCCCAAATATCCCATGACCATTCGATCATTTCGTTTAGGATTTGGCTTATTGATTTTTCCATGATTTAGTTCCTTTTTCAAATTATGTGTATATTATACTACTATCTGACGCATTTGTAAACGTTTTTTTCACTTTTTTTAGATCATTTTG